GGCCGCGGTGTACGCCGCCTTGCTGAGCAGGATCACCTTCATCGGGTTGAACCGCTTGGGCAAAAGCCGGTTGAAGGTCACCATGTTGGCGTAGGTGAAGCCGCTGACCGTCGCCGTCGGCACGTTCTGGGTGACGCCAGAGTCGCCGTACATCGTGGTGATGACCTGGCTCTCGAGGGCCAGTTCCTTGCTGTAGGCCAGGGCCGGCAGGATGGCGCTCATGAGGTCATAGTTGACGGCCATCAGCTGCTGGTTGCTGAACCAGGACGACCCGCTCTGGTAGGTCTTGGGAGCCAGGACGATCGACTCGGTGAGCGACGGCTCGTTTTCGGTTTCCGAGCTCGCGTTCTCGGCGACAACGCCGCCGGAGTTGGCATCGGCCACGGGCAGGTTAATGAGCTCGGTGCCCGGCGTGGACATTGCCTGCTGGTTGTAGAGCGACAACGCCTCACGAATCGTGTTCGGCGCGGACGGGATGATCGGTTCGTCGACTTCGGTCGGAAGGAAGATGCCGGATTCGCTGGCCGTGGTGATGGTGGCGAACTGCTTGGGCAGCTTGCCCTGCATCGCCCAGGCGTTGATGGCGCGGGCGAACTCGACCCGCTTGACCTTCACGCGCTGGGGCGCATTTTCGAAACGGTCGCGGACGACAACAATATCGCTTTCGCCCTGGGGATTGGCGCCTGCGCCTTCGACGTGGCCGGGCGTCTCGACCGGGTTGCCCTCTGCGTCGAACTGCTCGGCGTCCGGGTTGGTTTTCTTGCTGAACGCCTGCTCGGCGAGCTTCTGACTCTTTTCGATCACGGTCTTGATCTGCTCCATGCGCTTCATGTCCGCATCGTTGGCGGTGGTTTCCTCGGCGCTGAAGTCACGCTTGGCGGTGGCGACGGCTTCAATTCGCTCGCCGGCTTTCTTCTGTAAATCAGCAAACTCGGCGCGCAGCGCGGTCAGGGTGGCAACTTTCATGATGGGGTCTCCGGAGGTTGGCCCGGCTACGCGGGCGGGTTTGTGGAAAGAGATCTCAAATTTCAGATTTCAGGACCGCCAGGCGCAACGACGCCAGGCGGTGGGAGGCGGTGATTCGATTCGGCGCGGGCTTGTCGGACATGCCCCCGGCAGCCGGGGCTTCGCCGCCGGCTGCGCCTTCTTCCTCATTGTCTTCGGGCTTGGGGGCGATGGTGGCCGCGGCGAACGCCGGGATGGCGGTGATCGTCACTTCGTCGACGGTGTACTTGGTGGCGTTGAGGATCTTCTGCCCGCCCTCGGACGACTCGTTGTAATCCTCGAAGCCGTTGGCCATGGAAAAACTCATGCCCTTGACCAGGCCGCTGGTGACGTAGGCCGCGGCGTCGGCCCCGGCGCTGGTGTTGGTGTCCAGGTCGATTTCAACCGGGACGCCATAGTCATCCGCCTGGCCGATGCGAAGCGACCCGTTGGCCGTGCTGGCCAGGGGCTTGCTGAAGTCGTGATGCCACAGGGCCATGGCCGGCTGGGTGAACGTGGCCGAGTTCTTCGCCAGGCGAACCTTGTAGCCGCCGCGATCCGAGCTCGTGTCGTTCCAGACAATCGGGTAGCCGGCCAGCGTCACGATCGACGACTTGCCATCGGCAAAATCCTTGCGCGTGATCTTGAGCTTCGAATCGGGCGCGGCGAACCACTGGCGTTGTTTGGCGGGCTTCATGTTGGCTCTGGGGGGAAATTTGCGATTTGCGATTTGCAATTTGCAATTGAATTTCAATCGCAAATCGGCAATGGTCAAGAACCTTCGCTCTTCGCTTCGGGGTCCGGAGGCGGTGGCTTTGTCCCGCCTGGGCTCGTGTCGCCGCTGACTTTCAACTGATCAGCACTCGGGTCCTTCGACGGCGGGTAGCCGATTTCGGCCCGCGCTTCATTGCCACTGATGACCCCGGCCTGTTTCTGTTGCGTCACAATCGTGCTTTGCATCTGGCGATCGCCGCGGGTGATGCACTCGGCATCGAGATGCACACACAAGCCGGCGTCGGTTTCAGTCTCGGCGAGCAGCTTGAGCGAGAGCTCGGATTCACACGCTTCGATCAGCGGCCGGAACGTCCACTTGACCACGTCGTCCGCGGCCTGGGTGGGATTGGCGTTGTATTTGCCCTCGGAGTCGTCATACAAAAAGTGAGGGTGAACGCCGGTGATCTGGGCGATTTGCTTGATGGCAATTTCGAACTGCTTGCTTAACTGGCTGTCCTGGGGCGTGAGCGTTTTGTTGTTGAGGGTCGCGCCGCCGCTGAGAATCAGCACGTCGCGTTCCGCGTCGGCACCGGCAAAGTGGCTGCGGATGGTGTCGGCGATTTGCTGTTGCTTGTCCTTGTTCACATCGCCCGGGATCTCGACCGATCCGCGGACCATCGAGCCCTTGGTCAGGAAGCGCGTGACGTAGCGATCGAGCAGCCTTGAGCGCTCGAAGGTTTCGGCCAGCACCCAGATCGGGTTGAAGCCGCCGATGCCGTCGTAGCTCAGGCCGGAAAAATGGATCATGTCCGCGGCCGGGACGACTCGCGCCTTGTAGCCGCCGATCCAATACCACTGGCTCACCTGGCCCGATTCGTCGTAGTAACGAAACGGCGCGACCATCTCCGGCAGCCGGTTGTGCAGGGCCACCGGGTTGAACTGGGTGTCACGCTCCACCTCGGCAAACGCGTTGCGGTAATGCGCGAAGTGAAAGAAGAGCGTGCGCCAGAACAGAGACGCGCTCTGGTACCCGTTGGGCTTTCGCGCCATCAACTTCGTGACGCGATGGCCGCTCACGTCGACGTTGGCCTTGCGCACGGTTTTCGGAAAGCTGGCCAGGTTCTCCGACAGAAACGCCACCGCCCGCCAGTAGGCCGGGATCGACAGCGTGGTGTAGGCGTTGACCACCGCCGGGCCGATGACGCCGGGCGTGTTGGTGTCGTAGATCAGGTAGCCGGTGCTACCCATCGCGCCGACCGGCTGGGAAATCGAGCCGCCCGCGCTCATGCCGACACCACGAACCCGTCCCACTGCTTCTCGCCGGCAGCGAAGGCGTGTTTGCGGGCCTCGACCAGGGCGGTGACCAGCGCGGCAATCGGATCGATCTTGATCGAGCGGGTGCCGGCGTAGCGCCCCTTGGCGTTGGGCTTCACGGGCCAGATGTTCCCGCGTTGGTCCTGCATCACCTCCACGTTCTCGGCGGCGAGCCGCATCACGCCGTTGGGCGCGAAGCAAATCGATTTCTCTTTCAGCCGCCGATCGAGCTCGGTGCATCCGCCGCTCACACCGAAGCCCTGGCGAATGGCCACGCAGGGCAACTCGGCCTCGGTCAGCTTGGCGATGACCGCATCGGCGCGGTACGCGTCGTAGCCGACGGCCTTAACTGTCCGGCCCTGGGTTCGGTGGATGATCTCCTCGGCGATGCGCAGGCGCACGGCCGGGTTGATGGTGGTCTCTTCGAGCAGCGTGATCTGTCCGTCGTGTTCCCATCGGTCATACCTCGCGATTCCCCTGGCCGTGTACTGTTCGGCGGTTTCGCGCGGGAGCCAGTTGAGATTTTCGACGTAAAGTTTATCGGACAACACCGAGACGAAGACGGCGCTGCACAAATCGTCGACTTCAGAGAGGTCAATCCCCACGTAAAGCGGGGCTTCGAGCAGCTCGGCGGCGTCGATCGGCGCTTCGAGCGTGCAGGCGTCGAACGCCTGCATGTCGATCCACTTTTTCGCTCCGCCTTTTTTCCACTGGCTCAGATGCAGCCGGCGGTATTCCGCCTCGGCGTGGGGGCTGGCCTGGGCGGCGACGATCTTGGGCTTGATGGCCTCGAAGGTAATGACCTCGGGAATGCTGGGGTTGGCCGCTCGCGCGGCTTCCTCGCTTGTCCAGTCCAGCGCCTCGGATGCTTCAAAGATGGCGGGCAAAAGGTTCTTTCGCTTGCTCAGGCCGGCCAGCACGGCTTTGGCCTGCTCGTAGAGTTCCCAGCAAAAACATTCACGGCTCTCGCCGGCGTTGGTCGCGATGATCAAGAGCGGCTGCTGTCGTTTGAACAGGTTGGCGGTGAGTGATTCGTACGCTTTGCCGTTTGGCCACTCCCAGGCTTCATCGGCCAGGATGCAACTGGGCCGGAAGCCGGCCCGGCCGGAAAACTTGCCGCTGATCGTCGTCCATTTGCCGCCACGCGGCCCGCGGATGACGAATTGCTTGATCTCGGCCAGGTCGCTGAGCTTGGGATCCTGCTCGATCGATTTCTTGGCCCAGTCCTGGGTAAGTTGCGCCTGCTCAACGTGCGTGGCCATACTGACCACGTGCGGAGCGGCTTCACCGCCGGCGAAAAATTCGTATTGGCCGATCGAGCTCAGAAGCGGCGTCTTGCCGGCGCCTTTGCCGCTGAGCAGGAAAACTTCGGTGAAGCGACGCCTGCCGGCGTTCTCGCCTTCGCGATGCTTCCATCCGTAGAGCGTGCGGATGAGTTGCTGCTGCCAGGCGAGCAACTGCACGCGCTGGCCGGCCCACTGGCCCTCGTGATGCCGGCAGAACTTTTCAATGAAGCGGATCGGCCGCTCGCCGGCGTCTTCATCGAAATAAAATTCGTCGTCCTCGTGAGGCTCCAGGATGCCCGACACCGAGGGGATGGCCGGCGCTTCGGTTTCATGCTCGGCCGCGTTGTGGCACGGGATGCAGAGCGTCTGCAGGCCGGCGGGATCGAGCCGCTTCTCCCAGCCGGCTTCGGTGGCGATGGCAATCTTGTGGTGAACGTGCTGGGCGAGGTCGCCGCATCGCTCACACCAGGGCGTCTGGGCCAGCCTGGCATCGCGAACGCGCTTCCAGTCGGCCGAGTTGTAAAACTGTTTCGATCGCGGGTCGCGCTGGTGACGGTCGTAGTAACGGTTGCGATCGCCGGGTGTCATGGCTTCTTGGGAGCTTCCGGGCCTGAGTCGAGGTCATCTTCCCAGTCGTCATCCCAGGGCCACATGATGTTGTTTCAGTCAGCGGGTCAGAATTCGAGCTCCGTCTCGTGATCATCTTCGAGCTGGTCGAAGTTCCGGCTCGCCGGCGTCGCGCCCAGGTCCGCCAGGAGGCCGCGGAGCATCGACACTGTCTCGCGAAAGGTCTT